AATTGTATCATTAAGCCAGTTAATATTATTTGTGTCTTTAAGTGTAAATCTTGCTGTGCCACTAATGCTATTTTCGCTATTAAATGTTACACTTGCATCTGATACAAGTAATTCACTATGTTTTACACCGTTGCGTAATAAATCGTATCTGAATTTAACATTTCGTGTACCATCTGTAGCGTATAAGGCTTTTTGTAATTCTGTCATTATACCACCTCGTAATTTGTTGCAATAATATCGCAATCGACAGTATAAATTCCAGGTTGATAGGTATAATTAAATGACGAAATTATTCCGAAAATTTTGTTTCCATCAAAATCTCTGTAAATTATTGTTTCATTTTTCGCTATTAAAGATTTAAATTTTTCGAATTCTAATTTATTATAAATAGAATATTTTAATTGGAATGTCTGTGTATGTGATTCGCCAAATTCAAAACATGGATATGCCCTTCCGGCATACTGGACGTCTACACATTCATAACCTATTTGTCCAGTTTTCGTTATGCTTTCGTCACTTGAAAAGTTTAGAAAAATAAGGTTGTACGGACTGTTAGCAAGTGCAATAATAGCACCTTTAATTATTGTTGTAGCTGTCACAACATCGCTATCTTCAAAATTATCGTTATTGTCAATAACTCTTATAATATAATTGTTTGTTCCAACATTAGTATAATCATATACTGTAGCGTTGCTAAACTCTGATATTAATTTGCCATTGCAGATTAATTGCATTTTATCTTGTGTGTTAGTAACTGTAAATCGCACTCCATTTTCGACTTGTTCAGCTATTACTGTTGGCTTTAATGGCTTAAAAGCATCTATTGTTACTGTTTGTATAGTTGGCTCTGATGCTAATTCATAGCTATTGTAAATATAAAGAGCAACTGAATAACTCCCATTTGCCAAATAATCAGTAACGGTGTGGATTTTTTCAAGACTTCTTAATTTGCCTGAATTGTATACAAGTTTTTCACCGCTATATACTATTACCTGAAATGCAGTTTGACCCTCTGCTTGCCATCTTACAACTGGCTTTGATGTTGCTGTAATAGAAATGTTGTATGGTGGCTTTGGCGAGCTTCTGGCAACTATCCCAGCAGGCTCAGACCATTCTCCCGATATATTATCGGTGTTATATGTTCTAACTCGCCATTGGATTGTTCCTGCGGGCAATGTATCTGCAACGACAATATAATATTGATTAGTTGTTATTTCGCTTGCAAAATCTACCCATGTATCAGTTGCTTTAATTTGCATATCAAATTTAGTTTGTGCCGTTCCCGTGTCGATAACGTGTTGCCAACTAAATGTTTGTTCTTTTGTTCCATCAATAAACTCATTTAAAGGTGATACAATCTGCGTACTTGGAATACTATCTACCGTTGTAACTGCGACCCAATCTGATTGTGTGCTTTCTATATCATCATCAGACGTAACAATGACTTGCCATTCTATATTATTAGCAGTAAATGTATTCGCTGGAATTGTATAACTATTTTGACTTCCATCAATGGCAATTTCAGTATATTCTGTCACACCTTTATTTCTATATCTTAGCTTTGCAGATTTTTGAGTAAGAGGTATTCCTGTAGAGGGTGAACTGCGTGTGCGAAATTCCCATGAAAAAGTGTTGGCGACTTTTTTGTCAACAAATTTATTCGGAAACCTGTTTGTTGTATAGGTGTCAATGTCTGCGAAAGTTACCCGCCTATATGGTTTATGTGTGCTTAGATGGTTGGAAATTTCTAACGCAAAGTCAAAGGTGTACAATACGTTACTGTAAAAACCTCCATTAATTACACCATAGTATAGTCCAACACGGTATTCAGCTTCACCACCCATCCAATAGCCCCACCTTTTTTGGATGCAGTTATAACTATTGATAACAAGATTTGATAATGCCGCTTCATGATATGAAACATCAATTGTTTGTAAGTCGTACCAATTCATCGACATACCAATTGTTTCAGCGTAAGCATATCCATTATTAAGCGTTCCTGTTATTACTGTTCGTTTCCCGGTAACGTAGGCATATAAATCCGACTTAACGTAAGCTTTTTTTTCCATTGTTGGTGCTGGGGGAAAAACAACGCATAAAATTTTGTCAACTGTTTTGTTTGTGGAATTAGCGCCGTATTGGGTGCCTTGCACTACAGCTCCGACTGTTCCGCTTCCTACATACCCCGAACTATCAATTGCATAATCGTCTAGATAATATTCAGCCATTAATACGCCCTCCTTGCCTGATTTTGTCTTAAAACCATATTAACCACTTTGTTAAAATCTTCAACATTGTGCGCATCAATAACAACTTTTTCAATAGTTACTTGTTGTCCAGAAGAAACAGGCGAAAATGCATTTTGGGCATTTTTATTCAAGGGCTGAACGTGTGCCTTGCCATTTTTTATTGTCAATAATTCAGCTCCTGCCTCTCCGACTATTGCGGAGCCGTAGGGGAGTATTCCTCCTTTTGCCATCATTGGGATTTCAGGGATATGTGGTATCGCCAATTCAACTTTAGGGATGTTAATGCCTGGGATTAAATTAATTCCTTTTATTAAAAGATTAATCGGAGCTAACAAAATTTTAAGAAATGTATTAATCCCATCAACAATTTTATTAAGTCCTTTGATAATAAAATTAACAACATTCTTAAAGCCTTTTACTATTCCGTCCCATAGATTTATAAAGAACGAAGCTATTTTACTTAGAATACCTTTAATTCCGTCAACCATTTTATCGCAAACGTCTTTAATCTTATCCCATAGGTCGCTAAAAGCTTGCTTGACCTTATCAAAATTTTTAACTAATAAAACAATTGCAACTATTACTAATCCGATAGCAACAACAATTAATGTTATTGGTGACGTTATAAACCCTAACACCGCGCCGAATGTTGCACTTGCAGCTGTCGCTATTGTTGTTGCTATTGTTGCTGCATTTAAAGCAATGTTATACGCAATAATTGCTACGGTTATTATCCCTATTGCGGCAGCAATCAAGGTTGCAAGGGCCTTGTGTTCTTTACACCAATTAGAAATATCCATTAACACATCCACACCACCGGAAAGAATTTTAACAAATTTCAATATTACTGGCAACAAAACAGCGCCAATATCTGCCCCAAGTTGCTTGAATTTCTCGGCAAGTAATTTCTGTTGGTTTGCAAAGCTTCCCGACGTTTTTGCAAAATCGCCTTGTGCATCTTTTGTGGCAGACATGATGTAGTTATATCTAAGCGTTGTTTGCTCAGCTTGGGACATACTGTTATATGCCGTATCAATACCTTGTGAAAGGGCATAAGCTTCAAGATTTGCAACAGACATATTAATTCCAAGCTGTTTTAAAGGCTCTGTTTCACCAGATATCCCAGCGCGCAATTTGTCAAAAGCCTCTTCGGGTTTTAAGTTGTAGAAAGAAGCCATATCGCCAGCGAGTCCTGCAAGACCAATTGACATATCTTTTATCATTGCATTTGTCATGCCTGACGATTTAAGCATTGCACCCATGGTTGAGGTGAATTGTTTTGCGGTTAGTTCATTTAAGCCGAATTTCTCAAGTGCATTTTGGCTCCAATTATTAATATCGCTTGACATTTTTCCAAACGTAGTATCAACTACGTTTTGCACTTCATTTAAATCACTAGCAAGCTCAATTGATTGCTTCCCAAAATCAAAAATCCCTTTAATTACAAACGCTTTTGCAACAGTAATAGCAAGATTCTTAAATTTGCTATCAAGCCTATCAACTTGACCACTAATATTTCTAGTGCTGTTTTCAAAGTTATCAGTATCAACCCTTGTGTCAAAAATAAGGCTACCATCTGGCATTACCACACCTCCATTTACTTAAAAATTCTTTTTATATCTTCAAGCTCCTTTAGGTCGCTTGAGGATAATTTATGATTTAGTTCAACCAATGATTTATTTTCACGAATAAATTCAAGCTCATAGCTTTCAAGCTTTTTGCCTTTTGCTTTTTTATCTCGTATTAAAGTAACCGAAGTAAAAGTACATTCCCCAATTTCATTAAAAAGCCCTAGGAAAGTCCACCAGTGCATATACTCATCTGCTCTAATTTCACGACCGGCCACTCTATTTACTGCGGAAAAAATAATCTGCTCGTCCTGTTCCCAGTCATATAATTGTGGCTTTTGATGATGCGCCTCATTGTCTTTTCCGCCATTTAAAAACCATATAGCGTGCTTGTAGGCTTCGTTAATATCTGCAGGAAGATTATCACCAAAAAGGCATTTAATGCACGTTAAGGCTTGCTCCTGTGGACTTAAACCCAAATCGTTATATGCTTGAAATATAGTGAGAGCCACACGGTAATCTGTGCGTATTTGATAATCAATTCCATTAACACTAAGAGATTTAGGTAATTGTCCTATCATTATTTCAAACCTTTTACGGCACTTGTATATTTTGAAATTCGCTTTGATACCTCTTTGTTTTCTTTTTCTATCTCCGCCGTAATTATTGGAGAAACAGCGTCAAGAAAACGCTCATACAATGGCACGCCTCCAACTGGTGACATTGGGGAAACATTTCCGAATACAACATCTGATACAGGATTCCCTAATATGAAATCAATCTGTTTTTTTATAAAAGTATCCAAATCACTTACAGCAACACTTGTTTCATTAATAATATCGCCATCGGCCAAAATATTTTTTGCTTTATATTTTTCTATTTCTTTAATTGCAATATCAAATCTTGTTGCAATTGCAAAATCGGTAGGATTAAACATAATAATTCTTGAGCTATCTCCATTCAAATCATAACTTCTTAAACCATCATCAAAATTAATTGTTGTTGACATAAAAACACTCCTTTTAAAAAAATCAAGGACGGAGCTACCCGTCCTGTCTATTGTTAATCTGGCGTAAATTCTTTTGTTTCAGGATTAAACATCCCTTTTATTTTTGAACCAATATAGTGCAACTCAAAAGGAATCTGATAACCATTTGTGTCACCACCATACGAAGTAACAGCAATAATTGCTTCTTGCTTATATGCAGGGTACGCACCCGAAGTTGCCTCGCCCCATGTTTGAACTTCAACAATATCAGTTTTTACATCATCAAGAATTTTTTCATTGTCAATTATGCCCTGCAATCGAGAGTGAAGTCCCGACCCCATTACAGCAATATACGGCGCTACAGTTGTCTGCTTTTCATAGCTTGTTAAATTTGCAGAGGTTTCCCCAAGAATGTTCTTTTTCTTTTCAACGGTGGGATTCATATTAACTGTAAGTTCTTCAAGGTCAATTCCTATAAGTTCATATGAAGGACTTGCTATTTCTGAAATATTAATGTAAGTTGCAAGGTGTTTTCTTGGAATTTTATTTCCACTTACTACATTTGTCGCCATTATAATTCCTCACTTTCTAAAGTATAAATTGCATAAATTTGAAGCTGATAGGTTATTCCGTCGTTTACATTTCCGGTCGGAATATCAAAAAGCATTCCATTTGCTGAAGAAAGCTTTATCAGCTCACCAGTTTTTTCATTGGTTGTGACAACCTGCCCCTTTTGATTTTCAAGCCAGTAATTCAAATCAAGCAGAAAACTAGAATTACAAAGCCTGTCATAATCACCATAAGACTGCTGGCTTGCGTACAAAATAAAGCTGTGTCGCCTTGTCTGATTGCCGAGGACGTCCTCTTTTACAAGCTCATCGCCTGTGGAATAAAGCCCAAAATTTGTAGGGGAGTTATCAAGGAAGTCAACAGCAATTGCGTTTGTGAATTCTGAAATTTTAGGATAGCCCGTCAAAATATTCTTAACTAATTCAATAATGTTCATCTAACCCCTGCCAACCTCCTCGCTCCTCTTAAAATTTGTTCTTTCTTATCGGCTTTCATTCTTTCAAACCAAAATGCTCCCGCAAGAGGGTGCTTTGATTTGTTATAGTTTAAATCATTATTAGTAATCACCTTGCTTTCGCCTTGTCTTGCAAAAGCACTTCCTGTGCGACTTGACAACATTACTTTCCCATAATACTGATAACGTGCATATGGCGCTTGTTGGACAATCTCGCCCGAGCCAATACTAGTACCAAGTTTTGCAGATTTAAACAATATGCCACTTTGCATAGGGGTGTACGGCACCATTAATCGCATACATTCACTATCAATGAACTTCTGAACTGTTCCCCCAACTTGCAAACCTCGCTCGCTCAATAGCTGACTTGTGGGGTTTATTTGAACTCTAAACCTCATTATTTTGCTCCTAACTCATAATGCCACATTTTTTTACTGCCTTGGTCTTTAAAGTCAGCAACAGTTACAGTAAAAGCACCTAGTTTAAAAAGTTCCTTAAGGCTTTGTGAAATGGTTTGCTGTGAGCTTGTGTCGACTTCAACATCAACTATCCCACGAATAATAATATCTTTACTGGTGGTAAAATCAAGCTTTCCATAGTTCCCAAAAGGAATATAAACTGAAACCTTATCAGCGTTTACAAGCCCTGTTTTTATCGTGTTTGATTGCTGACATTCCTCCCAAAGAACACCTTTAATTACTCTGCGTGTGTAAGCGCCATTATTATAGCTGTAAAGCGTTAAGTCTGCGTTAGTAATCATAGTCTACACCTCTGTACAATAGCCCTGTGTCGAGCAGATAAGCCCTTATAATACCTGTGCGTTCTCTGCTATAATCAGAATCCGACTTGACGTTTTTAGTTACTGAATAACTGCCAACCTTTTCAGAAGTTTCTCTTTCGTCGTTATCCTGATTGTAAAAGCTTTCAGCCACCTCACAACAGCACATTTTAATTTCGTCGGTTACTTCAACAATTCTGCCGAAAGTGGCAGTATTAATAAGCTGTGTGGCTTTTCGTGAGTAAAAATCAAAAGAGGCAGTGTCAATAACCACCTCTTTGCCTGATAAGTACGCTGTGTAATCGCTTTGAGTTGCGTAATTTGTCATTGACACCGCTCCTTGTTATTCTTTGGGATTTTTAAAAGCTTCTAATTCTTCATTCAAAGCTTTATTTTCGGCTTTCAAGTCCTTGTTTTCGGCTTTTAGCGCCTTAACTTGTTCTTTAAGCTGTGAAGTATCCTTGTTTTCTGTCGCTTTAGAGCTTGCGCCCATTCCAATTGTTTTCATTAAAAATCACCCTTTCTTATTCTTTGTGAGATAGATAAATGCCAGCAAGCTTATTTTTGTATGCGTCAACAAGCCCATATTTACGATATTTAATAATATCAGAATCACTGTAAGTGTTAATGCTTGCAGGAATAATGTCACTTGCTGTGTGCTTATCAAATTTAATAATTGCAGGCTTATGAACAATCATGAAGTTGATATCTTTACCTGTTGCCGATTTTTGATAATGGCCTAGCTCCTCACCTGATGTTTTTCCGTCAAGCAAGTCAATTGCTGTGTAGAAACGGCTTTGAGGAACTTTCTTTGTAACAGCAAAGCTATTAAACACTTCTTTTGACTTTGTTGTATCAAGTGCTAAAAGCCCATTTACAAGGGTTGGGGTTGCATATAGAATCCGCCCCTCTTCTGGAACTTCGTCCTCATCCATTTTATTTTTAGCGTCCAAAAGTGCTGCTAAAAATTCAATAGCACCTGCAAATGTGGCAGCCGTACCTTTTGAAATGCCCTCAATTCCCGCAAGCTTTGCAAAAGTAAAGGCATCTGCTTCCGGTGCAACCTTTGTGCGGATAAGTTCCGCTGAAGCTTTTCCAAAAGCTATATTAAATGTTTCTTGATTATCCATAACGTCAACGGAAATCTTTGTGCCACGGTCATAATTGAATTCAGCTGACTTCCATTTAACGTCAACAGCCCCATCAGTATAGCCTGAATTTCTGTCATAGTCACCAAGACCTGTTACAGAAATTTGCGGATATAAAATTTCGCCGACGTTTGCGCCTGCCCTCATCATTGAGCTGTCACTTGTTAAGTCCGCTGTAACTGAAGCTTGCTTATAAACAATATCCAATAAATCGGTGTAGCCCTTTGCTAATGTAATTGTGTTTCCCATAAAAAATTACCTCATTTCTTAATTTTTAGTTTCTGTGATACCCATTGCGGCTTTCATGGAAGCCAGCGGGTCGGTCGCTGGGGGAGTTCCCAAAGTCCCCGAAACAGGATTTACGAATGGTTCGCTTGCCCCAAAAAGATAGTCATTTTCTTTTTGGCAAGCTTCAAGAGCAGTTTTAATATCTGCGTCCTGATTTTTGCTGGACTTTAGAATATCAATATCAAGCAGAGCCTTGACAGCCTTTGCGTTTTTAGCGCCAGTGGCAGTGATAGCGCTCTCAAGCTTTGAAGTGAACTCCATATCAGCAAGCTTGTTCTGATAATCGGTTTCTTTTGTCGCAAGGTCGTTTGTAAGGCCTGTGATTTTGCCTTGCAAATCCTTAACATCAATCCCCTCAAAGTCTTTCAGAGCAGTCTGAGCCGTTTCAAGCTGTGACTTGTAATTGTCACGCTCGGCCTCAAGCTTTGCCTTTGTGTTATTGATGTCAGCACCATTTTCGGACATAATCTTGTCGCTTGTCGATAACGTCCTTTTCAAGTCCTAAGTCCTCTAGAAATTTTCTTTGCATATAAATGCTCCTTTCATTTACGCTTTTTACGAGTTCGCTCTCATATTAACCGTAGTTTTACGACTTCGATTCGGTCATAGATTTAAAAATGGGTATAAAAAGAGCACCTCACCATATTGGTGGGGTGCTGGTGGTACTTATTTAATATTAGGAAAGTGATAATTATTCAAAAGACTTTGGTTTGTCCATCAATTTTTTAACATTATATAATTTTTTCTTATATGTATTTCCTTCTGAATCTTTAATAAATCCATAAATCATCATGTTATCGGAGTATTTTTTTTGAGAAAATAGTTTTTGCAGACTTTCAATATCCATCATGTGTGATGTACTTTCACTACGCCCAATTATTTTCAGACTATCTGAAACTGTGTCAAAATTATATGTATATTCCTTTTTAAACATTAAACCTATACTTTCAACTTTAATAGGTAATTGCCCTACATTTACAGCTTCAACCTGTGCATAATTTTTATTTCCTCCACCTATAGATGCAACAAACGACAATTTAAGAAGTATTTTTCTTTTATATGGTAACCTTGCGGTTCGTATTGAAACTACAATAGCAATAAAACTAAAGAATACAGTTAATACACTGAGGATTGCTGTTAAAAACCCTAGATTGTTATTACACCAATTAACAATATCCATCTTGCCTAACCCTCCCAACCTTTATTTTCCCTATATTTTACCACTTAAAATAGTAAAATGCAAGATATATTTACAATAAAGTATAAAAAAGTTATAAAAACACCACCGACACAATGTGAGGGTGGGGTTAGTCTTCGTCAAGATAGCTATATTCGTCAGACAAATAATTATCATTATCGCATTTTAAAGTTTCGTCTAACAATTGAAAGCCTTCGTCTTGATTGCCATCAAGAATATATTTTTTATCTGACATTAGTGCACCTCCCAAACTAAACCTGATTTTGTTTTTGATAGTAATATTTTTACAAGTTTATTATATTCCGCATCTGTGCGTTTGTCAATAACCTTTTTCTTTATTCTTTCTTTTTCAGTAGACAATATTTTTAAATTAAATTCTTGGGATTTTGTCAATATTTCAATTGCACCATTATTTTTTACTATAGAAAGCGATTTAATTCGGTCGTTAGAAAAAAAGAAGTTCAAATCATGCATGGAAAAACTTCCATTTCTTGGGTGATTGTGCATTATAAATAAATCTTTTCCATAAGCAAGCATATCAGTTGCAGTTTTAGATTTAAATTCAAGGACATCATCTTCACCAAAGCTTATAGATTTTTGTTTGAAATCCTTATCAAAAATAAAAGCAACTTCCTTGCTGTCGTTAGCCTCCATTGCAGTTTTTAAAAGTTCTTTATGCTGTTGGTGAATATATTTACATTCAATATCAGTATACTCATTTACCTTTATTTCTGGAACTTTTTCAATAGCTTTTTCAGTTATGTGAGTAAATTTATTCGTTGTTTTTTCAGCAATTTTTGACTTCTTATACCTCCCAACCCCAACATCCCCAAGACCGTCAATAGTAATGCGTTCTCTCTGTTGAGGCAACTCCATTTTAGAAGAAAACTCAGAATACTGCGCCATGGTTGAACGGTACCGACACCGTGCAAATGTAATCTCATCCTCATTAGCACCGCCCTCTTGCAAAAGCTTGATGTCCTGCCTTTGCTTGCGCATTAAGGTTTCCATTTTTCGTTGGTGCTGTGTAGCCTCATAAGCGTTGTACTCCTTGCCTGCATACTCACGCTTAATGTTTTCATTTGCGTTCAACTCTGCAAGCTCCTCGTCGGTGTAGGTGCGTTCTGAAACGCCTGGAATAAAAGGGAAGTAGCTGTGATAACAATTTGCCCCACAAAGCCCAGTAACACTTCCAAGCCCACAAATTTCAACAAGCTGTTGCTTTGTGAAAACCTTGCCCTGCCACTCTTGATGTGATGGGCGAGCAGTTCCATGCCATGTAACCTCAAAATATTCAGTTTCAAGTTGAATAGCGTTATCGTCATTAATCTTTGAGGTAACCTGATTAACCCCAGTCATAACAGCTCTCCGACTTGCAACAGGAACACGATTACTCCAGCCAGTAGCATAATCAACTGTGCGAAGTCCAGAATTAGTCATTTCGAAAACAGTACGCTTTATAACTGAATTGTAGTCGAATGCACCGCTTGTTATATCAAGCATAGCAGAATCAAGCGTTTTCTGATAAAATTCAGCAATCGGCTCAAAAACTATCTTCCCATCAACTTTTTTTGCAAAACCTAAAGATTGAGTAATATTTTTCAGTTCGGTTTTGGTTTGCAAGGCCGTTGCAGTTATAAGCTGTTGCAGTCCTGCATTTTCAGCAAACGGAATAAACGGCTTGCCGACAGCCTCATACAAAGCCTTATCCCTTGCATAGCCTGTTTCAATTACACCGGTATAAAGGTTGTCTATTTCCTCATCTGAAAGTTTTAAAGTGTCTTGTATGTAGGATTTAATTTCATCATTGGATTTTCCGAGTTCTGAAAGCCTTTGAATTTGCCAGTCAGCTGAACGTGTTATTTCGGAATTGATTTTAATTCTACGGATAATATCGGACATTATTCGGCTTTCAAGCTCTGAAAAATGCAGTTCCAGAGGGAGCGGAATGCCCTCTAATTCACTTGGGTTGAACATTATTCAATCACCTTTGCTTGCTGTGGAACGTTCCTTTTAGCCGTTGCCTCGTCCTCGCCAAACCACTTCATGCGGTATTCCCACAAAGCCATTACGCCCATTGCAACGTCCGCCATATCCTGCTTGCGTTCAGCTTCCTCATCAGTAAGAATACTATCCTTGAAATTGCACACAAGCTCAAACTTTCGTGTTGCCATTCTGTTGTAAAATGCAAGTGCAAACACAAAATCGTCAAGGCATTCCTTGAGATTTTCTTGAATTGCAGTAACCATATTGTACTTGCGTTGCTTTGCCGTCTTTATTTCGGTAGCCGTTTTCGCAACGTCGGCAACGTCTGACAAATCGCCATAACTTAACGACACATTGAATTCAATCCGCCTTAAATAAGCGTTTAAGCCGTTAATAAGTGAACTGTCACGGAATTCAGGGGAGAATACCTCAAATAATTCTTCATCTTTGCTTTTTTCAACCTCTATCGCACGATAAAGCCGTCTATTAAGCTTTTCTACTGTCCCATCTTTTTTCAAAGCTGTGCGTGGAACATGAATTGCCCTCTCGCCGCTCTCAAACTCCCACTCAAGCCGTCCAAACTGCGTATCAGTAGATTTAATCAAGTCAATCGCACTGTCAAAAACAGAAACACCGTTGAAACTTCCGTCAATTGTGTTTGGAATTGGGTTTCTGTAATAACCAAAATCAGGACGGTTAATTGCGTATAACAAAGGCTGTTCTGGGAGCTTTGCCCACTCTGGAATGCTTGTCAATGCTGTCGGTCTGCCTATTTCACTTTCACTTGTGGAAAAATAAGCCTTGTTATAAATTAAAAGCCCATTGTCGGTCAGCTCATGGAATTCAAACCGTCTATAGTAATCATTGCCGACCTTTTTAGTATCAATAAAAGCAACGTGGGTGAGACGTCCACGATTGTCAAACTCAATCGGCACAAACCTGTCGGGAGTGACGTATTCGGCCTTGTTTTCCCCAAAAGGCTTAATAATAAAAGAGCCTAAACCTAAACCTTTTTGCAGGTTTTCGTTAAGCTCCCTTGTGGAATATTTAAAAATTTCGTCAAGCTTTTCGTCGGTAATAGTTGCCGTCATTTCGTTGAGTGAAATGTTCGCAAGTTCTTTGCAGATTCCTTGTTCAATTCTGAGGGATTTAACATTATCGCCAACCCATTCGGCTTTTCCAGAAAGCATATTGCTCCAATACGCAATTTTATCAAGCATTGTTGTTGAAAGCTGAATATCTCTCCCAATAACCTTTTTTAAATCATCCCTTTTAAACATTTTTCCTATCAGCCCCTTTATAAATCCAATTATATTTTGGAACATATTAAACTCCTCCAGCGTCAATATATCGTTTCATATCTCTTTCAAACGTGTACTCGAATGCGTCAAGGCTGTCAATATCGGTGCTTCCGTCGTCAAGACGTTCGTCCTTGTGCTGTTCTTTTTGGTTATAAACTGCATCACATAGCGCTGTTCTAAGCGAATTGCAATCGTCACAATAAAAAAACCTGCCAAGCCCCATCAGCCTTACAGCACAGTTAATTCTATCGTTTACCTTGTCTTTTCTTGCAGGACGAACAATCGCATGAGGAAAAGCTTTTTCAAAAGCACGTTTAACCCCTCGACCAAGCACTGTTTCAGCATTATCCCAATAAACATAATCAATCTCGCCATACTCATTAAAGACTTTTTTTGCAAAATCGAGCACAAGCTTGTCAAGGTCGTTGCTGTCATAATCGCCAAAATGCCTTTCAGACTTTAAGGCGATAAGCTCTTTATAATCTCGGGTTTTAGCAGTTGCAACAAAAGCATGGCCAGAGCCGTTCCCGCCAAAGTCAATGCCGATTGTGATTTCAGTAATCGAGCTTTTTAAAATTTGCTTTACTTTGATTTCGTTTGTAATTCTATCGACTATTTTACAATAAAAATTCTTTGGATTATCTGCAAAACGCCTGTAAATTGCGCCCTCGGCACGTTTCCAAAGCCCTAGAATATATCGGTCGTAGTAAATTGTTCCGTCATATTCTTTGCATAAATCCTCGACGAACTTTTTATCAAGAAAAGGGTTGTCAAAAATAGTGTACTGCTGGCAATAAATATCGGCATCGCTGTCGATAAAAGATTTAAACCAATGTGTTGGATTTTGAGGGTTGCAAGCTCCGTCAAAACAGCTATAAGGCTTGTCAAGACGGGATTTCAGCATTGTGAAAACTTCCTCATTCCAGTCAGCAACCTCATCACCATAACAGTATTTAATGCTTGAACCACGAAGCTTAGAAACCTGTGAAACCTTTTCAGCACCAAGGCAATAAACCTTTTCGCCAAACATATTGCAAATGTTTTGTGAGTTGATTTCGCCGACTAATTTACTGCCCCAAATCTGCCTTAACGGCTCAATTATATTACGCTCAATAGTGCCTTTAGATACGCCAATAATAGCGACAAGTCCAGGCTTGCCAACCCTTGCCCGAATTCTTTTGGGAATAACAAAATAGTCCATATAAGTCTTACCAGAACGTGTTGCACCGGACTTTATGTTCCAACGGTGGTCCGCGTTTCGGAAAAACTCTTGCTGTTTAGCTGAAAAACGGCATTAAATCACTCCTTTGATTTCTTTGAGAACGCTGTCAAGCTTTGCAAGTTCCTCAGAATTATCAGAGCCGTTAGTTTTTGCAATGTCGGTTTTAAGCTTAGTAATTCGGAGCTTCTGCTCCTCGCTCGCAAGCTCCCAGTTATTATGGAGCATTATGTCGTACTGTTTAATCAGCGAACGCAGTTCAGATTGAGCACGAGCCTGTGCTTTCATAAAATTAGCTTGCTTGTCCCAGGCTTGCTCTACGTTCCACTCCATTGTCTTGGATGTTTTACCATTTGAAATCTTGCTTATTTCTTTAGTAGTATCTTGCTGGTCCCTTACATAAGCAATCCGCTGGGCTCTGACAATGGCAGCGTAGGCAATCTGAATGTTATCCCAAAGAATATCAAGCGGGTCAAGCGACATATTATTGACAATGTCAAGCGTTTCCTTGGGGAGATATTTCTCAAACAGACCATGCTTTTTTGCGTTTTTGTTTTCAAGAGGAACGCTAGGAGAGTGACCGACAGTATTTTTATTGTTTATTTGACCGCCTTTATTTTTCCGAACGTTCGCTTTTTTATCCGAACGTTCGCTATCCCATTTATGAGTACATTTCCATCTGCGAACAGTGCCTTCCGGAACGTTTAATTGACTTGCAATATCAATCAACTTGGCACCTTGCAGGTATAAGGCTTTGGCTTTTTCTATTCGTTCATCGGGTGCTCTCGGCACTGTTTTCACCTCTATTCGTTTTGTTTTGGGGAAAAGAAAAACACTCCATGGTGGGAGTGTTTGCGATAATTTGTTAATTTTTTTCTTTGATAGTGTGTTTTATTTCCTCATTTAATTTATTAAAATGTTCTAATAAACTACTAACGTCTATCTGTCTTTTTTTTTCTTGTTCAACAGTTGGATTTTTTATAGGTTTCAAATTATCACTCTTTTGTTCTTTTTTCATCCCTACTCCTCCTTTAGTTGTCATTATTATTTGCAATTATAGAATCGCTTAATCTAACATTTAATAATCTTAATACAAATGGTCTGACATAGGTGTTAATAAATATTCTTTTTTCTTCTGAGTTTTTTCCTAAGCAATTTTCTTTATTAAAATCTATTTGTAAGATAAAAGTTGTTTTATCATAAACACTTTTTACAGGATAAGCAAAGTATTCCTTTAATTTTTTAGACTTGCCTTTATCTTTGGAAAAATAAAAATCTTTGTTAATTTGTTCCTCGTTTAAAAATACGTATTCTTCATTATTGCTATTGTAAACTGTTTTGAAATAATGTTTGCAGCCTCGTATCGAAGCAATTTTTTTCTTAGCCTTTTCTGTTGTATCAGATTTATATCCGACAAATGAATATTTATTTTCATTTTGCCCAGTCATTATAGATACAACACTTATTCTTACTTCAACATCATTACCTGTCTTAATTTTTAAAATACTATAAATGCAATTACAGATTAATTGCGCCGCTGCTTCAAAAGATAAATCTTTATTTTCCGAGTTTTCAATAACATTTTCAGCTGCCCTTGACATAGTATCTTCAAGAACTTGGATTTTTGTGATGAATTCTTTTTTTACTAAATAATCTTTATATTGCTCATGCTTTATATGGTTAGCTAACCAAAATAAAAATAAGAAAACAATATATACACTTACTACAACAATAGGAACGACAAACTTCTTATCATTACAAAATATATTAATAAGTACTGGTATTAATACCACCTGGAAAATAACATTTACTATTGTTTGCACTAAAGGGGCTCCGAAACATTTAATATATAAATTTCTTAAATAATCTTTATTATACAATAACCCATCTCCTCAAACGTCATTTTCTACATTTTACCACGTTTTAGGAGAGATTACAACAAAATAATTCAAAATAATTTATATTTTGTCACCATTGCAATATAATGTTAATTATACCATGTGCAGTATGTCAAAACAAAGGGAAAACACCTTTCACCCATAACCAAAAACGCCCCTAGATATGCACCTAAACGTGCAAATAGCCTTTAAATTATATTAATTCTTTTATTAGCAACATTCCAATACCCCTCGTCAATCTCAAAGCCAATAAAATTTCGGTTGGTGTTTATGCAGGCGACGGCGGTTGTTCCGCTTCCCATGCAGTTGTCGACAACAACATCACCCTCGTTGGTATAAGTGCAAATAAGATACTCAAACAATGCCACTGGTTTCTGTGTTGGATGAAGCCCTTCACGCTGGCATTTGAAT